CGGCTTGTAACGCAAGATCGTTATACTTTGATCTTGAATAGTAGCCCTTGTTATAGCCTATACTAGCCATAACTCTATGCCAATGTTATATCTAAATCGCCAGTATTAAATCTAAATACGTCTCCACTACTAACAACCTTAGAAGCTGTTAAGTCTGCATAAGCCAATAAGTTACCAGATGATGAGGCGTCTAAAATGCCTACCGCAACTACAGTGCCATAGTCAGCTGTAGCTGTTGGATATTCAATAGCTGCTGTGTTACTTGCTGTGGTTGGGTTTGTGCCAGAAACAGTAAAAGCTCCAGACTGTCTTGCGTATGAACCGCCTGATACTTCAGTACCGCCACCTGTGTCTGTTGGTGCTACGGTGTATAAAGCCACATATAATGTTGATGGTGCTGTATAAGCATTACCACCAAATACATGGTCTAATACCTTGTCCTCTAAATAATCACTAAATCCTGCCATATTATCTCCTAATTATTACTCCAGTAATGTATGTTTTTACCAGCTTTGCCATAAGTTCTTCTTCTCTGCATTAGAGATCCTTTGCCAAATTCTGCTTTCTCTTGTTCCATTCTCATTTCTTCTAATGCTTTTTCAAACTGTGCTGTAAATAAAGCAACTCTATCATCTTCCATGAGATAGATAGAAGCATGTTTTAAGGCGCCATATAAGTAAGCATCTGGATATCCTGTGGATATAAAGTTCGTTGTATTAGAACTGCTTAGAGCATCAATGGTGCCATAGTATGTTAATTGTAGCGTATAACTTGTGTCAGGGGTAGGTGCTAATTCTATTGTATTATCTACCAAAGCATAATAAATTGGTTGGCTTGCAACATTGTCTGTTGACTTTCTATATACATCTAATGACTCTATTGATTGTTGAAACAAAGGCCTAAACTCATTGCTGTCTATTTGTACGTTTACAGCTTCCAACCAGTCATTTGGTAATGATATGTATTGTGCATCCGCTGTGGCAGTTGCTCTTTTAATCATATCTTTGTTTCTTAATCTTCTATTAAATTCTGCTTCGGTTGCATCTATAAAAAAATCAAGCTGACTTGTTAGGTCAGACCTGTTTAAAAAATTTGCAATATTAGTTTTTAATTCATCGTATGTCATACTTTACCTTTCCATGTTCTAAATGGTTTGTTATCTGAATGGTTAAGCCATTTTTTCCATTGCGCAGAATCTTGCGCCCATCCTTCTCTGACTGCTCTTTGATATACTACCATAGGTATTTCCGCTACATGGCGAAAATCTTTACCAGGTGCATATTCAGATAAATTTTTTACATAATCTAAAGTTGGCTGTATATCCTGTTTTGTGTGATAAACAACTTTTTCATCTTCTGTTGCGAATACAGACTTATAACCTTTTTTATGATCTATTAATGTTGTCTTTGCCATGTGTAGATTTTAGCACAAAAAAAAGGGATGCCGAAACATCCCTTTAAGCTAATTGACTAAACTTATGATTCGTTTAAGTCAGCAACGATTCCGTGAGCAGCTTCGTTAGATACTTCTAACCCGTACTCAACAACAATCATTTTTGTTTCAGCATCGCCTATTGTAGCAATATCAACAGTTTTAAAGTCTCTTAAGAAAGATACTTTAGCAAACTCTGGATCTACTAATAGTAATGATGCTTCTCTTGACCTGTTTGATGGAACGATTTTTAGTTCACCAAAGTCAGAAGAGTATACAGATACTGAAGCTTCTACAGTATTTGCATCAATCATTTGTCTAGCTTGAGTTCTACCAGTGAAAGTAGAAATTACTTGCTTGTTGTGTGGACCACATATAGCCATTGAAGGCTCAGCTCCGTTACCAAACATAGTTTGTAAAACACCTTTTAAAAGGTCTTCTGTCAAATCTCTGTCTGTTCCGTCAACTGGAGCAGCACCACCACCAGCACCTGAACCACCAGAACCTCTGGATACGTTAGATGTTAGCCATGATTCAAAACCACCAGTTACCCTAGCTGTTGTAGCATCACCAGTTGTTTTAGCACCGTTTTGACATAAAGCTTCTTCCATGTCTCTTTTCAATGCTTTAGCCATGATAGCTAATTGATGAGCCATTTCTGATCTTTTACCAGCTGGGTCTGAAGCATCTTGTGAGCCAGTTACAGTTGCATCTCTTTTTGAGATCATTGCAACATTACTTACTCTGGTTGTTGCTGTAGAAGTAGATCTTGATAGTTCAAAACCTTCTAGCTGTCCAGCAGCACTTGGAGTAGGTAAGACTTCTGTCTGCCAATCAAACACTACGTTTTTAATATTTCTTTTTCCGATTGATGACATAAACGGAGTTTGCATTGGAGAGATGTTGTAAATAATATTACTTAAATCTTCTCTGTCAGCTGTTGCCGAATATGTGTCAAATGCGTTAGTTACCTTTGCCATTTTTATATTCCTTTATAAAATTAAATTAATTGTTCAAAAACTTTAGCCGCGTCTTGGACTTTTCCAGACTTAGCCAACCTTTGTTTTGCTTTCTTCACAGGTGCTGCCGTTTTTGGTCGGTTAGTAGTACCAGGTCTAGCCACTCTTGCAGGTGCTTTTTGTGTTGGTTTCTTCTTGACTGTTTCAACGATTTTATCGTTTAACCATGCCTTTCTTAAACCAAGTAAAGCTCTCCAATCATATACAGAGTTGACCTCTTCTTGGGTATAACCCAACACATTGATTGCGTGTTTGGCAATTTCAGCTTTTTCTTTATTGGCAACTTCTTCGTTTTGCCATTCTGGAATTAACTCAAGAAGCTTTTGCTGTCCTTCTTCAACTTGTTGTTGAATTAGTTTTTGCTGCTCAACATAAGATTCTTGTTGTAATCTTTGTTGCTCGGCTTGTACTGCTGTAAGCTTTTCTTTTTGTTCATCCCAAAGCTGTTTTTGTCTCACGTAACCAACAGGATCATCTTCGTATAAAGTGTTCCAATCTGGCTCTTCGCCTAAAGTCGCATTTAACTGCGCCTCCATCTTCGGTAACAACTGCGAATAAATCGCATCTCTTTGCGCTAACTCTGCTTGCTGCTCTTCAATAGTCTTACGCTGTTGAGAGAGTTCTTGTGTTTTGCGCGTATAATCTTGCTGACGAGAATATCCGTTGATGAGTTCCTCTTGCGTGACTTCTACCTCTTGGCCATCTACCTTTACAGTAAATGTTTGAAGTTGCGGAGCTTCCTCTTCAACATCGGTTTGTTCTTCATCCAGTTCTTCTTCATCGTCATCTTCCAACTCATCTATAATCTCTTGGTCAATTTCTTCATCAACAAATTCAGACTCATCTTCGATAACTTCTTCAACTACTTCTTCTGTTTCTGTGACTGCATCCTCAACCTTTTCCTCTTCAGGGGTTAAGAAACTTTCAAACATAGAAGCAGTAACTTCCTTATCAGTTTGTAAAGCAGTCGGTTTTCCGTTATTGCTCATATAAATACTCCTTAATGTATTTAAGAGTATTTTAGCTTAATAACGAGTAAAAAGGGAAGGTTTAACCAATATTTCTAATTTTGTTTATATTGGACTGAGTGAGCTTGCCTTTCTCTGCAATGATACGCAGATGCCTTTCAACTTCTGGTAATAATAATAATGACCTGTGGATATCTTCTCTAGCATTAACATCGTCAATTTCTCTTGATCCTAACCAATGATTTATGTATTCATTTTTAAGATTTTCTATTGCTTCTTTAAAAACTTCTGACGTTAATATTTGTTCTGCCTGTGCGGCTTTAACTACTTCTTCGTGTGTTACTGACATTATCTAAATAAATTAATTGGCAGTCTACCAATATTCATTGGATTTTGTGGTTTTTGAATTTGAGGTAGTTGGGGTGGTGTCAATAAAGATTGTGGTTTTTGAACCATTGGTTGTTGTTCAATAAAAATGTCTAAAGGTTGTTTTCCTGGTATATCTATTGGTCTTTGAATAGGTGGTTGCATTGGTTGTTGCATGGGCATGCCTCCATAATTACCAAATAAAGACATTGGTTTTTGTGGCATAAACATTGGATTGTTTCCAAAAGCCATTGGTGGCATGTTTTGAAATTTTGGTAACATTTGCGTTCCTTGCAAACCTTCCAAACCCCTTGATGACATTGTTCCTTTACTCATATTACTGTGTTATTAATTTATCTATTTTTGCGTCTAGCTTATCTATACGCTCTATAACCCTATCCATATTCATTATCAATTCTTCTTTGGTAACAAATCGCATAGCAACTTCTTCTCTAGTCTTATTGAGTAGTATATCAACTCTTTTGATTTCTGTCGCGTTAGAGCGAATACCATAAATGATAGGACCAAATATCAAAGTCATTATAATGTTCCACAATAAAATAGAGCTTATTTCCATTTAGTAACTCCACACATGAGGGCGTGGTCTACCTTGTGCGTCTTTTGATATGTCCAAGTGTATAAATCTTGCATTGCCTTTTTGATTAATTCCTATTCCTGTAAATCCATAATCGGTAGCTTTTGATATTACTTTTAGTGCTTGTTCGCCTCTAAGCAATATATCAGCAGCCAATCCTAATGCGTGCGTGCCTGGTTCAGATTTTACTTTTTCTATCGGATGATCTGCACATCTATATCCACTTGTTATTTTAAATGGAAAACCCACATCGCTTCTTAATAATTGTAACTTATCTATAAGTTCTTTTTCAATCTTATTTTCACCACAATGCTTACAAGCAAACTCTTCTATACTAAAATTTTCCCAACTCATGTCTTTAATAGCCTATATATAAAAAATGCTGATAGTAAACCAGCACCAACTCCTGTTGCTAGAGCTTCAGTCCAAAATGCTCCAAAGTGAGTTGGGTGTACTAATAAATCTGCTACAAACGTGCAGACACCTAAAATAATTGCTGGTGAATATTTATGTTGCATAAAGTTTTGATACCAAGATTTCTTGGTTAGTGATGCTAGAGTAGCTGCAATAATACCAGTTACATTAGCTTTCCAAAAATGTGTAAAGGTTAATGCTGATAAATCACCTTCAACCATCATTGGATAACAAATAGCAAATGCTTTTGCCCAGTTTTGATAAAACTCAGTATTTTTTATTTTATTTATTATTTGCATTTTGTTTCTTATATGCTTCTAATTCTGTTCTTAAAATAATAACTTCTTTTTCTAATTGTATCACCTGTTCTTCTAATACTCTTATATCAGGAAATATATACTTGTTTTGGTTGGCTCTTAGATTTTGTATCTCTCTTTCATTAAAATCTATTTTTTCAGTAGTATATGCATAACCCCAAACAGCTAAAGCAATAACACTTATTATTTGCAACAAATAACTAAGAGAGATATTTAAAGTTGACTTATCATCAACCTTGGCTATTCGGCTCATTATTTACCTATGCCCTTTAACCTCTCAAAAGACCTCATACCACCCAATCCTAGCATACCCATTAATACAGGTAGCATAGTAGAAGTATCAGCTTGTGGTACATCAATACCAAAAGGTGCTAATAAAGGACTAATTAAAAAGTTGACTGCAAAGCCTGCAACACATACCCAAGCTGTTGCTGGCCTCCATGATGATTGAAACCAACTACCTTTGGCTTCTTCTTTGTTTACTTCTATTTGTGCTTTTGCAATTTCATGGATGTGCTTTTGCGACATAGTTGCAAGTTCATGCGCGATTTGTTGTTTTGTATCTGCGTCTGGTATGAACTTGTCAAGAATCTTCGTTACTGGTTGTATTAGTTTGTCTATCATTGTGTAACCTTATAAAGTATTCAGCATCGACTAACGCGAGAGGCTTTGTTCTATTTCTTTTTATTATAACCAAAGGTTCGTAAGTTTTGCAGTTTTCTTGTGATTGTTCGTATGCTTTCCATACATTAACTGATTCTTGGTTTTTGCACTCTACTGAGTAAGGGAATTGTTTTCTTGATTGAACACCCATAATAATATCTTCACCATTAGAACCCATGGGTCTTGATTCTAAATCTTCTGGGTCAAAGCCAAGTAACTCAACGAGCTTATCTACAACCCATTGTTGTAAAGCTCTGCCTTTAGCCTTGGCAGATTGTGGTTTCATTTTTTCTTTTTAGATTTTAACTTTTTAAAGTCAGCAGCAGTAATTTTCTTTCTTGGTTTGGCTACCGAGGCTAGCTTCTTTTGTTTTGGTGAGTATTTACTAAAAGGCATTATTTTTTCTTTATCTTCTTTTTAGTTTTTTTCTTTGGTGGTCTACCCACTTTGCTTCCGTATGTTCCTTTTCCCATTGGCATAATTATTTTCCTTGTTGTGCTTTTAAAAACATTTTATTAGCTTTTCGTTTAAAAGACCATTCTAAAAAGTTAGTTAGTAAATCTTTTAATAACCTCATTTTTTTTTAGTTTTCTTTTTCTTTGGAAATCCAGTTTTCATAGCTTTATAAGCTTTTGCTGATATAGTAGATTTTTTTTTTGACCTGCTTGTTCCAGCTTTTTTTCTTTTATTTATATTTTCATATAATGACATAGTTATATCCTTATTTTCTTTTAGATTTAGCTCCAGAACATTTCCATCTTTTTCTTGATAAATTGTTTGGAGTGTTGGGATCGTTTTGTTTTTTCTTAGATAATCTTTTCTTTATACCAAGACTTCTAGCGCAATAAGAATCACCCTTAGATGTTCCTGGCTTAACTCTAGGGCCACCACCTTTGGCTTTACCTGCTTGACCGTAACTAACTTTTTTACCAGATGCAGTTATTTTTACTTTTGCCTTGCCCTTTCTTGGTGTTGCCATTATTTTATCTTCCTTGGTCTACCTCTTTTTTTAATAACTGGTGCTGGTGTCATAAGACTATCAAACCAGTTTAAAAATTTATGTATCGTTTCTTTTAACCATACCCAAAACTTTCTTATATATTTCATTAGTGTATTGTCCTCTCTTCATAATAAATGATTTCAGAATCTTCTTTGACTTCACCGCCTGACATAAGAGACATAATTTGCAATGCGTGTTTTTTATTTTTTGCTCTTATTTCTTTACCAACATAAACCATATCATCTACCATAACTTCGATATCAAATATTTTGCTGTGGTCCATTGTTTGTAAATAATCCTTGAGCTTGAGCTTTTGCATTTTGTCTTATTCCCTCTCTATCTCTTTCCATAATAGCATTTATTTCTGCAATGTTTATTTGTGCGCCATACTTAGCTTGTAGCTCTAAAGCTTTAACTCTGAGTTGTGCTTCTTCAATATCTCTTTGTCTGTCATCGTCCATGATGATTTTCATTCTATCTGTTTCAGCATCAATCATAGCTTTTTGTGCGCTAACCTGTGCCTTCATAGCTTCAGCCTGTGCAAGCATTTCTGCTGCATCTGGTTTAGGTGGCTCTTGCGGTTGCGGTGGCGCGGGCGGAACTTCCGTATTTATAAATGATTGTGCATCTTGGAAGCCTGCTAGCTCAATCATTCTTGTTAGGGTGTTGGCATATTGTTGCATTGACACTAGAGGATTCTGTGGCCCTAGCGTTTGCATAATTTGTTCTTGCTTTGAAGCCAAGCCAGTTAAGACTTGGAACTTCTCTTCGTCTGATGATTTGGATATAGCTACATTGACTACCATATCCTTGTCTGTGTCCCAATATCTTGGGTCTACAGGTATAAATTTACCGTTTAATCTAAAGACATCTTGTGCTTCTTGGTGTTTGATTACTAAGTTATTAACTGTTTTAAACATGGTTTTTAGACCACCTTCAGCAAAATGTCTGCATATAAGTTCTATTCTACCTTGCGCACCGCTCATGGTAGCAGTTACAGCTGCGGAGGTTGTAGATTGTAATGCTTCTGCGTTTAGTCCCGCACTAGCTTTAGATACACCAGTTCTATTTTCTTTAGCGTCATCTAAATATCCAAGAACTGGGAAAGCTTCTTTACCAACAAAAGGTATTGCAAATGGTTGTACCATTCCTGGCGCTCTCATTCTTATTGGCTGACCAATATCTGTATTGAGTACATCATCTATATTTACTTGACCCTCAACAACTCCCATTCTTGGGAAGATTGAATGACCAAGAGAATCTAGGGTGTCTCTCATTATCTGAGATTTAGCCGCTTGGATTGGTTTTAAATAATCAGCAGGACAAGATCCTATTGCTGTGTGTGGTTCTGGGTCAGGACAGAACATACATATTGGCA